CAGGTACTAACGTTGTTGGTGGATAATAATTAATTTTTAAGAGCTCCTTCGGGAGCTCTTAATACAAGGAGAAAAAAATGGGTTTTAAAGGCGATATACAAGCGACTAGATTTACAACAAGTACTTCTACTGCAGTAGTAGCACCTCCAGTAAGATTGAGAGGAATTATTATTGCATCAAATAGTTCTGGTGTTGGAATTGTAAAATTAACAACTACAAGTCAATCAGGGGCAAATTTGTTTACAGCAGATGTTCCAACTGGTGATGTTATTAATTTAAATTTTCCGGAAGACGGAATTCCTTTTCCAAAAGGTATTTATGTTTCTACCCTTACTAATATTAAGGCAGTTACATTACTAACAGATAAATATTCTGGACCTGGATTAACAGCGTAGGAGAAGCTAAATGGCTAACACTACTTCTGGAACTACAACTTTTGAAAAGACCTTTTATATAGATAAAATTATAGAAGAGGCTTACGAAAGAATTGGTATGTCCGCTCCAAGAACTGGACAAGATTTAGAATCTACAAGAAGATCTCTAAATATCATGTTTCAAGAGTGGGCTAACAGAGGTCTTCATTATTGGGAAGTAGCAAGTAATACTATTTCCATGGTAAACAATCAAAGCACTTATACAATTTATAGATCAGCCGCTGATGGTACTTCTGATGGTACATTTAGTTATTTAGATGGTGCAATTACAGCATCTGCTACAACAATCACATTAGATTCAGTTTGGCAATTTCCAGAAACAGGTACTTTGTTAATTGGAACTGAGCAAATTACTTACACTGGTACAGATACAGATTCCATGACTATTACAGGATGTACTCGTGGTGCTAATGGTACAACTGCTGCAATTCATGCAGATAATACTGCTGTGTATGATTACAATTCTATTACTTACGGACCAGATGATATTTTAGAAATGGTTTATAGAAACACAGAACAAGTTCCTGTTGTTGATTTTCCACTTACAAAAATTAATAGATCAGCATATAGCGGACTATCTTCTAAATTTGCAACAGGTCAACCTACACAATATTACGTTCAAAGATTTATAGATAAAATTACAATCACTTTATATCTAACTCCAGGAACAGATCAGGTAAATAATGTGATTCAATATTACTATGCAAAAAGAATTCAAGATGTTGGAGCTTATACAAATGCAACAGATGTTCCATATAGATTTGTTCCATGCATGTGCGCGGGACTTGCTTATTATGTATCACTTAAACTTGCTCCACAAAGAACAGAAGGATTAAAATTATTATACGAAGATGAATTAAAGAGAGCATTAGAAACTGATGGATCTTCTTCAAGTTCATTTATAACTCCAAAAACTTATTATCCAAATGTCTAATCTATCTAGAGGAAAATATTCATATATGATTTCTGACCGATCTGGTCAGAGATTTCCATATCAAGAAATGGTTCAAGAGTGGAATGGATCATGGGTACATATTTCTGAATACGAACCAAAACAACCTCAATTAGAACCAAAACCAACTACAGCTGATCCACAGGGTTTAAGATATGCACATCCAGATAGAATTGAACCACCTGTAATTATAGAATTAACACCTAATCCTTTTTCAACAATTAAATATGCCGGTAACACTTATATAAATGTATTTTCACAAAATCATGGAAGATCAACTGGCAACATTGTAAGATTCAGAGGCCCGCCGCAAGTTAACACAGTGGGTACACCTTCTAGAGAAGATTCTTTTGATTTAGTACCATCATTTGATGGTGTGACAGATATTTCAAGATCACAAGGATTTACAATCACAGTTGGAAAAATTGATTCATTGGGACTAGTTAGTGATCCATTGAATTATTTTTATTTCCAGAGTACAGATACAGCAACAACGGGAGGAGTATCAGGCGGCGGGGCACAATGTTCTGCAGGTCCAGTAACTTTACAGGCTTAATATGACATACGCAGAATTAGTTACAAAAATTAGAGATTACACAGAAGTTGACTCCAATGTATTTACTTCGACTATTATAAATGGATTTATTCAAGATGCTGAATTTAGAATTTTAAGAGATGTTGATTCTGATAATAATAGAAAATATGCAACATCTTCTGTTGTTATAACTCAAAAATATTTTACAGTTCCGGATAACTGTTTAATTATTAGATCTGTACAAGTATTTAATACTGATGGAAGTATATCTTTTTTAGATGTTAGAGATATGACATTTATTAATGAATATAATCAAAGTAATACAACAGGAATACCTAAATATTATGCTAACTGGGATGAAAATACAGTAATAGTAGCACCTACTCCAGATCAAGCTTATACTATACAAGCAAATTATATCTTGAAACCAACTGGATTATCTAGTACAAACACGACTACATATTTAAGTCAGCAGTTTCCCAATGGCTTATTATATGCTTGCCTAGTAGAGGCTTATGGGTTCTTAAAGGGTCCAAATGATATGTTGCAATATTATGAAAATAGATATAAGCAAGCTATCGAAGGATTCTCATTAGAACAAATGGGAAGAAGACGAACTGATGAGTTTCTAGATGGAGAACCTCGTATAGCTCGAAAACCACAATAAGGAGAAACAAATATGGCTATTACACAAGCGTTACCAAATAGTTTTAAAAAACAACTATTAGATGGTGATCAAGATTTTTCAACTGCGGGTGCTGGTGGTGATAAGTTCAAGTTAGCTCTTTATGTATCAACTGCAACATTAGGTGCAGCAACAACTTCTTACACTACATCTGGTCAAGTTAGTGCTTCTGGAACTGGTTACACAACTGGTGGATTACCTTTAGTAAATTCTGGAACATCTGTTGTATCAACAGTTGCTTTCACAGACTTTGCTGATTTATCTTTTCAGAACGTTACATTAACTGCAAGAGGTGCATTGATATATAACACTTCATTTTCTAATTCTGCAGTTGCAGTATTAAATTTTGGAGCAGATAAGACAGCTACTTCAGGAACATTTACTATTCAATTCCCAGCATTTACAAGTTCAGCAGCTATTATCAGAATCTCTTAATAGGAGTAATCTGGCATGGCCAATACAGCTTGGGGTGCATTAAGTTGGAGTGCAGGAACCTTTGGTGGAGCAAATGATGCTGACGTTTTAGTAACTGGTCAGTCATTAACTTCTGTTTTAAATTCTGTTTCTATTTCTCTTAGCGCAAATGTTTCTTTAACAGGGGAACAATTAAGTACATCTTTAAATTCTGTTTCTTTTAAAATTGATGGAAGTGTAGCTCTTACAACTAATTTAGCAAATTTAACTTTAAATAGTGTTAATGCTTTTCCTATAATATTAGTTCCAGTAACCGCTCCAGGAACTCCTACAACATGGGGTGCAAGTAGTTGGGGAAGTGGTGCTTGGGGTGAAAGTATTGGTCTTAGTTTATCTCAAGGGACTACTACAGTTGATCTAATAACTCCGGTAAATGTAACAGGACAATTATTAAGTACATCTTTAAATTCTATAACACTAACAATTAGTGGATCTACAGCACTTACTGGTCAATCATTAACATTATCTCTTGGAGATGAGACTGCAACTGGAACAGCTAGTGTTTCATTAACAGGTGAGTTATTAACATCCGCTCTTGGTACAGTAGATCCTGGTCCTGACGCCAATGTAACTGGTCAACAATTAACTACTACATTAAATAGTGTAGATATAGACATAGCTGTTGTAGCTGTTGTAACAAGTCAGTCATTAACATTAAGTCTTGGAGATGAAACAGTTGAATTAAATACTCCTGTAAATGTAACAGGTCAAAATTTAACAACAGCCTTAAATTCAGTTACAATTACTACAAATACTCCTGTAAATTTAACAGGAAATAACTTGACAGGAACAACTGGTCAATTATATGTAGGTGCTTGGGCTCCTGTAGACACTGGACAATCCATAAATTGGACAGAAGTAGCGGCATAATATAGAGGTTGTATTAATTGACAAAAACTGATAAATATTTTAATAAGAACAAAATAAGGATTTAAATGGCTACAATATACTCATCAGATCTTAAGCTATCAATAATGGCAACTGGCGAAAACGCTGGTACATGGGGTCAAATTACAAATACAAATTTATATATTATTCAACAAGCAATCGCTGGTTATCAATCACTAGCAGTTAACGCAACAACAGGTTTAACTCTTACATTTACAGATGGAGCAATTTCAACTGGTAAAAATGCAGTTATTAATTTAACTGGAACATTAACTGGAAACGTAAACGTAACTGTACCAGATGCGATTGAAAAAACATATTTAGTAAACAATCAAGTAACTCAAGGTACTTTTACTTTAACTTTTAAAACTACTTCAGGAACTGGAATTAAATTAGCACAAGGAAATCGTTATGTAATTTATGCCGATGGAACAAATGTAAATTTAATCAGTATGGAACAAGTTTGGAGAACAGTTTCTGCAGCAGCAACAGTTCAACCAGGATCTGCAATATTAGCAAACACAGCTACAACTTCTTTCACATTAACATTACCGGCTTCTCCTGTAGCAGGAGATATTGTATCTGTAGTTGATGCTGGATATACTTTTGACACCAAGCCTTTGACTATTGGAAGAAATTCAAGTAATATAGCAAACGACGCCTCTAACTTAGTAGTCAATACTGAAGGCGCTGGATTTACTCTAGTGTATTCAGGTGATGCAACAGTTGGTTGGACATATAGGGATAAATAATTATGGCAAATTACGAAGCAACAAGATACGATTTTGATGGTGCATTTTTAACAGGTATTCAAGGTGTGAATACTGGAATAGTTGTTCCTTGGGGTTCAGCTTCAATTCCATCTGGGTTTTTATTATGTGATGGTACATCTTATTCAACAACAACTTATGCTGCATTATTTGCAGTCATTGCTTACACATACGGTGGATCAGGTGCGAATTTTTTAGTTCCAGATTTAAGAGATAGAACAATTTGTGGAGTTAGTTCAGCAAATTCTAAAACTTTAGCACAAGCAATTGGTGCAAATACAGTTACACCAACTGGAAACATTGCAGGTTCAACGGGTGCTACAACTTTAACAACAGCTCAAATTCCATCTCATGCTCATAGTGGGGGTCTTGCAGGTGGTGGTGCTAACCCCGGAGCTTATATGGCAGCTAGTTCCATGACTACAGGTAATACTGGTGGTGGACAATCACATGATCACACTTTATCGGCTAACTTTACAGGTTCAGCAAACTCAGTTCTTCAACCAACTCTAGTATTAAACTATATTATAAAAACTTAAAGGTAGATTATGCATTTAACAGTTATACCAAGCGATAAAGCAATTTATTTAGAAACGTCTGATACTCAGTTTCCAAATAGACGCTGCCATGTCATTGATAATGATTCTGAGTTTTGGAATAATGTAGATTCTAGAATACTTGCAATTCAATATCATTCGGATGGATTAAAACAAATTGAATATAAAAACCCAAGAGAAGATGTTGTAATTACAGATGTAATAACTGTTCAAAAATACGTTGATAGATTTAATCTAACTGAACAGACTTACCAATCTCAACTTTCTTGGGATAATAATAATGTTGAAAAAGAAACAAGAGAACAAAAAGTTACAAGATTAGGTCCAAGACCTTAATTATTTATAACTAATCCAAGAAGTAACGATATATTTTTCTCCACTTAATGGAGGATTGCCTCTATGTACATATGGAAATCCTGCGGGCCATATTACAATTCTACCTTTAACTGGTTTTACTCTTTGTGATTGATATAAAAATTCAGTTTCTCCACCTTCCTCAATGGTATTTAAATATATTGTATATGCCAAAACTCTTTCTTCACAATCATTTCCTTTAGCATGTTCAACATGCCAAACATGATATCCTTGAGTAGGTAATGTTTTTTGTATTTTTACATGATCAGTAATTAATTCACCACTATCACAATATTTTTTTAAGTTTGTTTCAGTGTAATAATGTTTTAATGCTATATCAAAATTAACCATCAATAATTTTAATTTATTAATATTAAATTCTAAGTCAGTAAGTATTTCTGGCGATGCTGTTAAGGACATATCTTGTTTTATATCTTGTGTAGCACCTTCAAGTGTAAATCTTGAAAATACCTTATTGAATTCTTGATATTTTTTGAATAACTCTATTGCTTGATCACAGGCTTCATCTGGAATATACCCATCATAAATACCAATAAAGTCTTTAATACTACTTTTTCTCTCTTGCATCACTTATATCCTTAATTACCTTTTTAGTTTTCCAATCGGCTTGTTCTATTAAATTTGAAACTAAACAATATCTTGTTTTAGTTTCTTCTTCAACTTTACCAACCCCATGTAATATATTGGGTGGAAATATGTAATATGCTCCTCTTTTTGGCATAATTGTCATTTTAAGTTCTGGTAATATTAATGGAGCTCCTTCAGTTAAATATAAAATTAAATGATGATCTTTATGAGTATGCATTGCAACGCTATCTCCTTTTTTAATTTCATTACCCCAAGAATCGTAACTCATCTTTTTATCGTACCAATTATTTCTATTAAAAAATGGATTTGAGTTTTGATGTTTATTAACTACGTAATCTATAAATCTTGTAAATTCTGGTTTATCATTAAAAAATCCCCATGGAGTTTTACCACCATAAACATTTGTAAGTTCTGTTGTATCTAAATTTTGTGCAATCATTGTACACATATTCATCATATCAACAACGTTATCATAAACACCATGTGATATTTGAATTGTCCTTGGGTAAGTGACAACCATACTATGTGAAAAATTCTCTTCTTGTTTTATTTCATCTAAGGTTATCATTTTATAAAATTCTGTATTGTAATTCTTGGAATATAATTTACTAATACTGGATTTACTTTGTGCTGTAAAGGTGTTTTTACGATAACCAAAGAATTACCGATAACTGGTATATATCCGTTTTGACCATTATGTGTAAACATAAACTCACCTCCCCAATTTTTATTCCATCTTTTATTTAAATAATAAGTTACACCATATTCTATGTGACCATCTTCATGCCAATTTATTCCAGAGTTTTTACTCATTAAATGAATTAAAAAATTAAAACTTTCATTAAAGTTTTTTATTTTTATAAAGGGTTGATGTAATAATAATGTTTTGTAAAATTTAAAATAATTTTCATGGATTTGAACTTTTTTAGGTGTTTCTAAATTATCCAACAAATTTTTTTGCCATGATTTAGACGCTTCTTCTAAATATTTAAGTTTTTTTACTTCCTTAAATATTTCATTATGAATTCTTTTATATTCATGGTTAGGCAAAAAATTTTGTATATAAAATAATTTATCTTGTAAATTATATATTAGTTTCATTTTTAATTTCCTGTCTAATTTTTGTTGCAGATATTTCTTGTATTTCTTTTGGTAATACAATTTCTTCTATCTTGTAACCAACGTCTCTACCATAACATATGTTGGTAATATTAGGTACTTTGATAACATCAAATTGACCAACGTAATCTTTTAATTTTTCTTCAATACGTTTTTTTATATCTTCAAATACAAATGGGTTATTATCTGTTTGTGGCATAGATCTAACCATAATAACAACCTGACCTGTCTTCTTTAATATTTCCTTAAATAAAGCTAAATGTCCCTCGTGAAATGGCTGCCATCGTCCAAGCATCTGTGCTGTTGGTTTAGAGTAGTCTATCATGTATCTCTTTTATTATGTTATCGTAGTTAAAATCTTTTATCTCAAACTCTACTTTTTTAGGTTTTTCAAATACTTTATTTGTATCTTCAAATCTTCCTTTATCAATTGTATTCATCCAAATTTTTATATCATAAAAAGATCTATAAGATTCAAATGGACAAACAAAATCTATAACAACATGGTTAACTGCAAGATCACACATAGTCATCATACGATTCGCTTGTCGTCTTCTACCCGACTCTGTAAAATCCCAATCTTCAAATAACTTTCTAATCTCATCAGCGTTGAAGTGGGGTATCTTTTTATTCTCAACTAATTTTTTTGCAAATGTAGTTTTACCTGATCCCGGTAATCCAAATATTAATATCTTCATGTTTTATAAAAGTAATCGTAAAACCATTTAAAATTTGTCTCTATATAATTAATAGATTCTTTATTTAAATTGTTTTTATTATCTATTTGTTTTTCAACTTTTTTAAAATGTCTAACTTTACCATAGGGAATATGACTTAAAGGATAATCATAAGATATATTTATATTATCTAAATCATGTTTAAAATATTTTTCATTTAAAAAATCATATATTTTTTTTAACTCTAATTTAGGATTTTTTACAAATTTTTCATAACATACAAAATGATAGTTTTTGATATTTTTTTCTTCAATAATTCTATTGATTCCTGTAAGAGGTATTTTTAAAAAATCCACATCGAAAAATTTAATAACTCTTTGTAATTGTTTATTATAAGGAAGATATTGATAAAAATTATCAGGAAATGTTTTGTTATAATCTACTTTATTTACATAGATATTTTCTAATGAGTTAATAATAGATTTTAAATCTTTAATAAAAATTATCATTTTACCTTCAAAAATATTTTCTAAATTTTCTAAGTTACCCAACCAGTTTCTATTATCATCTATATAGACTGAAGCGTCTTTATTTAAACCTTGTGCCCAACCACTCAGTCCTTGATTTAAAAAAGTTTTTATACACTTTTCAAATGTTTCTACATTTCTGTTTCTTACGGTTTCTTTTATGAATAAATCAGATTTAGTATTATTTATAACATCAACAAATGGTGAGTAGGGGTATATAGTTATCTTATTATTTTGCGATAAAATATTTTTAATCATATTTGAACCGCTTTTTGGAAGACCTCCACTAAAGAACAATTTCATAAATTCTGCGTTGTATAATAGCAAAAAGGCGTATATAATTCAAGTTATGCCATTAAAGAAGATATCGCTTAAAGCTGGATTTAATAAACAAGATACCGCAACTGCCGCTGAAGGTCAGTGGATTGATGGTGATTTTGTACGATTTCGTTATGGATATCCTGAAAAAATAGGCGGATGGCAAGAATTATTAAATAAAGAACTAGCAGGAGTTGCAAGAGCGCAACACACTTGGACAGATTTAAGTGGAAATAAATACGCAGCAATAGGTACTAATAAATTATTAGTTATTTATTTTGAAGGCGCATATTATGATATTACTCCACTGGGTACAACATTAACTAGTGCTACTTATACATCAACAACATCATCTGCAACTGTTACTATTACTAAATCAAGTCATGGACTTGCAGTTGGAGATTATATTAAATTTACAGCAGCAACAACACCAGGACCCACGACAACAAGTTATACAGCTGCAAATTTTACAACAAATATTTTTGAAGTAAGAACAGTTCCAAATGTTAATACTTTTACACTTACAATGCCTGCAGTTGAAACTGGAACAGGTGTTACAACTGGTGGAACTTTATCTTTTGCTCCTTATGTAAATATAGGACCGATTGCCCAAACTTATGGTTATGGATGGGGAACTGCAACATGGGGATCTTTTGGTGGTGGAGTCGGTTGGGGTGAGGCAAGTAGTTCAGCTACTGTAGTACTATCACCAGGTAACTGGTCATTTGATAATTTTGGACAAATATTAGTTGCTACAATTAAAAATGGTAAAACATTTTCATGGAATCCATCAACTGCAGGTGCATTAAATATTAGAGCAACTGCAATATCTGGATCTCCAACTGCATCTGTTATGACAATTGTTTCTGACAGAGATAGACATTTAATTGCTCTTGGAACTGAAACAACAATTGGAACTACATCTTCACAAGATCCGATGTTTATAAGATTTTCAAATCAAGAAGACTTTAATACTTGGGCACCCACTGCAACAAATACTGCAGGAACATTTAGACTAGATACAGGAAATTATATTGTTGGTGCTGTACAAGGTAAGGATTATATATTCATTTTAACAGATCAAGCAGCTTACGTTATGCAATTTGTTGGTCCTCCTTTTGTATTTTCAATTAGACAGGTTGGCACAAACTGCGGATGTATTGGTCAACATTCAATAGTCTTTGCACAAGGTGCAATATTCTGGATGGGGTTTGGTGGAGGATTCTTTGTCTATGATGGTACTGTTAAACAATTACCATCTCTTGTTGAAGATTATGTATTTACAACAGGTGGAGATAATCTAGGTATAAATTACAATGCTTCTGATATTGTCTATGGTTCTCATAATAGTTTATATAATGAAGTAGTTTGGTTTTATCCAACAGCAAATGAAACTCAAATAAATAGATCTGTAGTTTATAATTTCGTTGAAAACACTTGGACTACAATGTCACTTGCAAGAACAACTTATTCAGATGCTCAAACTTATGATAAACCTTATGCTACCAAATATTTACCAACGACTACTCCAACGTTTCCAACTATTAATGGTG